GGTTGCGGTGACTTTTCCGCCAGTCGCTTCGGATTCCTACACTCACGTATCAAATGGGTGTCTTCGTGAGATCGGCGGTTGCGCTCCGATTAAGCCTTACTCCGCGGTCAATTCCGCTACGCACCATTACTACTTTGTCACCTATCGCGCAGATGTAATTTCTTACACACCTCTAGGCAGCGTGTCCTATCCACGCCGACACATGATTGCAATTGACAATCTAGCTACCCGCTGCCGATTGTCCGACAAGCGCCTGAAACGCCGTGCTTGTCCTCCACCCTTATTAGCCACCAACCAAAAGGATAACCACATGCAAGTAAAAGTTTAGCACAGGCTAACTATTTTGTCAATAGTGGTTTACGTATTAATTAAGGCTGATTGGCTGCTCTTGATATTGACGGACCACTTGGCGAACGCGCCCAAAATATTGGCTTGACTTCTGTGCCCTGTGGTAGCAGTAAATAACGCTGACCGTCATACCAACCGGCGAAGGCTTGCGAATCAGGGTGCACTTGTCCCCACGATAGCAGCACTGTGCTTTGAAACATCGGCGTTATTTCGTCGGCACGAAACCACCGGATTGATTCATCAAAAACAGCATAGGTGCTAGTCATCTAGACTTTACCCCTGCGTTCTCTTTTCCCCCGGCACAATCACAGGGCGCTTGCCCTGCATTTGTCGCACCGTGTTGAGTAGCGGAATCAGTTGACGTTCCATGCGTTGTAAGTCGGCAATGTTGAGATTAGCGGCGTGGTCGTGACTCGCTACAGCTTGTGCAATAATACTACGTGTTAGGTTTGATTGTACAGTCTCAGACATTGCATACCTTTTGTTACAGCGGCCTTGCCTGCCGGTTATCAGTTGCCTGCGTTTGGCGTGGGTCTGACTTGAAACGCTCTCTACTGTGCCTGCGCCGCACTCGCTCTATTAATAGATTTAATTCCTTCGCCTTGCCTATCCACCCGTCATCAGTCTCGCATATGAGCCGATGAATTTCGCTAGATAGCACGTAAGCTAATTCTCTTTCGTCTCGGCTGTAGCCTGTCATATCATCAATCCCCCCATCCATATGCTAGGCTGCGGCACCCACGGCTGCAACCCCGGCGCAGACACCGTAACCGGTGGATAGCCAACAGCTTGGCCATCGTACAAGACGGGCGAATGAATGCAGTCACACTTCGGGTGTTTGGGTAGCAAGTACGGTTGCGGCGTACCACCAGCCGGCCACGTGGCACCATGCAACGGTGCGCAGATCTTCGCACAGCCAACGCCATTCACATCGTACATGACAAGCTGTACCCCGTTGCGGACAAACACTTCATCTAGCGCATTGGCCACCTGAAAGGGTCGCTCGGTGCGTTCAATCGTCTCAGTGCGCCGTGCGGACCGTAGCGCAATATAAGCTGCAATCGCTAGCGCCGCACTGCCTTCGCTTTGTTTCGCCTTCGGTATCTCAATCGCAAGATCGTCAATCGTCGTATCAATCAGGCTATTCTCGCTGCCGATAGTGGTTAACGTTTCGGCGTGTGCGTCTAGCTGTGCCAGAATATCAGGATCGGTCAATCGAAACGTGCCATCAAGCGATAGCATTTCTAATCCTGTTTGCCCGCCGAGATTGTAGGCTTTGACTGAGTACCGGCGCAATAATAGCAACAGAATGATAATTACTTCAGCATCACGATAGCGATCCTCTAACCACGTACGCAGTTCGCCTTCATCGTCCGGCGTGGCGTCAATGCCGTTGCGTAGTGGGTGCCAGTATAGATCTTCTACAACTGGTTGCATAGCCGCTTGCCACTCAGTGTCAAGCATAACCTTAGCCGTATTGTATTTCTCGGCTGCGGTTTGACGCACGTTCAGTAGCGCATCGTAACCCCGCTGTAGATTGTGCAGTCCCTTGTATATCTGCCAATCAACTTCGTGCATGGTATCCATTCAGATTAATTGTTTCAATGGCCCGTGCCACTTCCGCCCGCGCTTCACGAATCTGCAAGATCGCCTGTGCATTTAACTGCATTCCATCGGTTGAGCCTTGCACAACTTCAGGCATAGGCGGTGCCGCACTTGGTGCCGGTGCAACCGCTGGACTACCCGTAATTGCCACACTCGCTTCATCCTGCGATTGCCAGCCCTGATCACGCTTGCTGATTTCGTTGACGATCTCCATCGCTTCTGTCTGCGCATCACGTAGCCGTTCAGCGGCCCGCAGTTCGGCGAAACGGAATTCTACACGCGCTTGGATGCCTTGCGCCTGCAATGCTAAGCCAAACAGCCGTTCTAGTACCGTCTCGCAATAGTGCTGAATTGACTTGATGCCGGCCACATGGATCTCCCATTGGCGATTGCTCTGTACATCGCCGACACTTTCGTTAATCCCCATCAATAGCGGCATTGTCTTAAGCGCACGAATTGACATGCGTTCAAGCGCCGTAATCACGGCGTCGATACCGGCCAGATGATTGCCGCTTGCTGCGCCAACAACCTCTTGGCTAATGTTGGAAGTGTGGATGTAGGCATCGTCAGGTTGCAGGCTGCTATAAACTGTTTCGACCTCAGACACTAAGCTTGCCACGAATTCGTTAAACTTCGTTGTATCAGTCGCCAGTTGTGGCGCTGCCTTCAATAGCTGCTCAATGTCAATCTTTACATCTAGCCGTGGGTATCCTTGCTGCTGAATCACCCGCCGCAGATCGTGCGTCATGCCGAGTAGGAACAGCGATGTGAATAGCGCCGGTGCTGCCATTGGTCGGCCATACGGTGATCCCGGCATCGGGTCAATCGGCACATAGCGAAAGGTTGGAATATCCAACGGCTTAAACTGATACGCTTGCCATTGCCCTGCCTGCCAAACCTCACCGCGTTCAGGATCAGTGCGCTTGCGGAATCGTACCGAAGCGGCGTCCGGTGTGGCAATGTCAAGCGGCATCCGTCCACGCTTATCTAGCACAAGCTCACCGCACAATGCGCCACGGAGGAAAGCGCCAATGAACAGGCGACCGACCACCACGTCAAACGTACCATGATAGTCAGACATCTGATTGATAAAGCCGTCTAGCGCGGCCTGTGCCCGTGCGTCCTGCTCGTCACCTTTTTGCCGCAGCGCTTTAGCCTTCCAGCCTGGATTCATCATGCGTAGCGCATCCCACAAGGCGCGGCTGACTTCAGGTGACAAGTCGGCTAGCACTTCCAGCAATTGCGCCGGATTGATCTGATCAAAGTCCTTGCTACTTAGATTCAGCAGTTGCCAATTGGATTCATAGCTAGACGGTGGTACCACCAACCACGAACTTGTTGGTAGCATGTCCACCGAATCAACAGATGCACGGCCACCAGGCAAGGCGCGCACCGATACAGGCGGCAAAGCCCGAACCTGTGGCTTGCCGGCTGACAAAAAGCGTTGTAAGTAGTCTCGTAATCCCATAGCTATCGTTGCCTTATCTTTGCGCTGCCTTGCACGAATGGTGTTGGCGGTTGTCCTGCAAATATATGATCAGGCGACCCCGCTAAAACAAAGCCGTCACCGTCATCTGGCGATCTATCGTTGCGCTTCTTGAAAGCGTCCTTCTCTTCCAGCTTCTTGACGGTCACGCCCGCCTTGTTGACAAAGCCATAGCGCCGGTCGGTCAAGTCCTGTTCTAGTTGTGGGGGTGGATTAATCACAGCATAACCTGTGATTGTCTCCGCTGCCTCTGCATACATCTCAGTACCCTTGTCAGCGTACTTGGCTTTGTTGCTCGCCTCGCCATTGTTGTGGACTTCGTACAGCCGCACAACTTTAAACATGGCGTGAAAGTCTTCGTCAATCTTTAGCGTGTCAATGTTGCCTGAAGCGTAGCCGCCACCGCCATCAACACGCACTTGCAAATCAACCACACCTTGCACTTGCAGCCAGCGGCACACATCCATAATGGCGTTGCGGTAAGCGTTGGTGTCCTGCCCGCTAATCTGTTTGTGCCGCCAGATACGCCCATCATGCTTGACATAGATCGTGCCGTTGTCGGTGCCGTACCTTGCCACGTCCACACCGATGCGCGCCTTGGCTGGCTCAACGCTTACCGGCACAGCCTTACACGCCGCTTCATACCGGCCCATCGTGATTAGCGTGTTATCAGACATGTTCGCTGGTGGCACACCTAGTACACGAAACATACATTCGGCGTCGGGCTTGTAAATCACCCCAGGTCGCCAAGGCAATTCAAACGTGTGATCGTCAGGATTGTGTTCGTCAACAGTCTCTGCGTTGGTGGCGATCATGTTTTCAACATAGTCACGCCGTACCGCCCCCGGTACAATCTCCCGATCTGCCAATACGTTGGGGTGATGCACGCAGGAGATCCGAAAGTTGGACACATCCTCGCGCACCCGTTGCCGGTAGAACATGCTTGTGCGTGTACGTGGATTCGCCAACATTAGCACAATCACAATACCGCCGCTTGCCATTGACTCTACCGCTTTGTAAACGAAATCCGCTACACCTTCGGCCTCATCAAGAATGAACATTAGATACTTGCCGTGCTGACCTTGCATACGTTCGGTCCCCCGCCCGTGGCTGTCGTTGGTGGCCCGCCCCTTGGCAAAGTAGTTGCTGTTCAGCTTTAGCTCAGGCGTTTCAAGCACCCGCCCTGGCATCTCGTTTGTTCGGCGGTCGGTCCTGATTTCCTTCCACAGCAAGTCATTAATCTGATCATATCCCGGCGCAAACGTGTAAATAATGGCCGGTGCAAAACAGTCAAAAAAGTGTGAGAATAAACCGGCAGCTATGCGAGTATTGTGTTCCCAGAATTCGGTTAAATACGTATGATGATTAGGGACTTCGATGGCAACCGTCCACTCTTCGCCAACGTATTCAATGGACTCAACCTTTTCCCATCTCGTGCCCGGCTCTGCGTTTTTGTGTTGCCACCGCGGACGATATGGTCTATCGGATGTTGCCCTGTCATGGGATTCAACACGATGCGCACATGCTTCCTTGACTCTATCAGTTGCGCTTTCTTTTCCAAATATTCCAATTTTTTCAATAAAATGATGGACATCTAGTCTGTTGTTGATTGAGAGCGCCCACGATTTCACCTTTTGTTTATAGAAAATATTAGCGTGAACACCAAATCGCAGCAGCAACTCTTGTATATCACGAATTAACAAAAGACACGATGATCCGTATCCGATTTCAACACTGCCGGATTGACTACTCGTTGCCCATCCGTCCGTGCTATATAGTCTGGACAAAAAAATAGACAACTGGTGATTTGGCAGTTGAAAAATTGCACTAGGAATACGTTTTTGCAAAGCCGTTTTTCCTTGCAATCCATGCTTTCTACACAGATTTAGCGCAGGATTATCCCTGCCTATCCTCCTCGTCCTTCCATACAATATATAGTCGTACTGATCAACATATTCAACAACGCAGCCAATCGCCTCGGCACAATCTTTGAACTCAGTAAGCTGAGCACCTTCCTTTTGTGAAAAGCGAACACTATTGCGACTTGTTCCGCCATCGCCAATCAAATACGCCAGTAGCTTCACTTCTGCTAACGGCATACAGATAGGCATATCTGGTTCCGGCAAACATTCAGCAACGGCGACTAGATCGCCAGGAGCCAAATCACTAACAGGGGTCCAGCCCCTGACGTTAACAACAGGTCTCTTACTTAACTGAAAAACGCCAGTTGCGGCCCATAACGGATGATGAGCATTGCGTGTAATCGTCCTGCCCTTGTCGGTTGTCAATTTGTAGACAGGCTCTAGCTTATTTAGCTCCGCATGAGCCGGAACGTGAATCACTCTTCCGTCAACCAAGGTAGGCAACAAAAAGCTTTTGCCTACCAATTCCCCCATTGTTTGGCGCTTGCCATCGGATGTAGTTATCATGTCGGTAATTATACCACACTTACCAACAGTATGCCCAGCCTCTACCCTAATCCGATTCTTGATCACCTGCCCCGGTCGCCAATGCTGCAACTCGTCAATCCGCTTGTTGCCTTGCTCGTAATCATAGCGTTCGTGCAACTGAAGCAACGCCAACTCGTAAGCCTGCACCACTTCCACTTGCCCAGGATGGTCGGCACCGCCTGCCCACGGGTACCACTTCAACTTCTCCGTGATATAGCGAATCGGTGCGAACTGATATTCGGCAAACGGATTGGCGCTCCGGTCAACGTTGCGCCGCCGTAGTTCAAGTTCGGCTTTAGCTCGTGCCGTTGCTGGTGTACCCACTCAGGATAACCTCTATTTCGTCCTCACCAGCCGCAATGCGCCGTAGTTGTTCTTCGGATAGTTTGCTATAGTCAAAGTTTCGGAACGTGTGATCAACCTTCTGTCTCCGTCCGCCCGTCTCCGCCGCCAAGTCTGCAAGCGTGGATCTGTACTCAGCAATCAGCGCTGAATTGAACTTAACAATATCGACACGTTCGGCATTCTCGCCGCTGCCCACTTGCTTTACATCCGGCAACCACACCTTGTGCTGCTCAAAGCCAACAGGCACAACACGTGGTGCGCTGCCTGCCAAGGTTGCGCCGATTAACTCTTCGGTGGTCATCGCTTCCGGTTCGGGCGCTTCGTCGTAGATCTGTTTCTCAAGAAACTGCGCAAGCTTCTTGAGTTTGGTTACCCGCTCGTAGTCAAGTGCTAATCCTTGTTCGACTACCTGCTTGCGCTTTTCGTTCTTGGCTTGCTCCAACTCAGAATCATAAGCCGATGCACGGATCTGCCAATCGAAAGTAGTTGACCATTCTTTCAGGGTCGCTATACTTTCTGTAGCCGGTTGGCTTTGGTTGGCTTTGGTTGGTTTCTTTATGAGCTTTGACAGTGACCGCGCCGCGCCCATGCGCAAATAGGCATTGCACGCCTGCACTGCCCGATCTGACTCATTGTCTTTACGTTCGCCCGCCAACAACTCAGGACGCTTTGCCATTGCCGCCAATCACCCGCCTACCATTCCCTGCCAACCCCGCCCAAACCAATCCCACGCACAGCCCCCACGAGAAGCCGATTAGGAGCCATTGCCACCACATTACTTGTCGTCCGTAATTTCGACCACAAAATCTATCGGTATGCCATCGTCTGAGTAAGCCACCATCGAGAACTTGCGGTCGCTGATACGGTTCACGTTATCAATGGTGAATGTCTCGCTTACTTCATCAGGCATAAGCTCTATGCCAAACTCAATAGGCTTTTGCTTCTCAATCTTCTTTCGCATCCGCTGTGCATCTGCCGCCATTTGCCGACCTAGTGCCACCGGGGAAAAAGGTACGGGTTTGCGCTTGAACTTATTCACTCAGCATTCGACTCAATTCGTTCGGCCACATTCGCAACTACCTTGGTTACAAATTGATAGCTATCAATATCGCCGCTATCGCTGTCCACCTTGGCGAACGCTTTGAATTCGGCGGCACGTTCTGACTCGGCAACGCCGATCCACTCGTACACTTTGTCAGTGTGTAGGTTGATAATGTAAATGTGATACAGTCTGCGCATTTTGGGTTCCTTCAAATATAAAATTTCGCCATGATAAACTGCGGGAACGCTGTTACTATTCATTGCGTGCATGGCATCCATCATCGCCTCGTCATAGCAATGCACAGGTCGGGTAAAACTATCGGCATGGCACCCATCTAGTACGTCCACATAGCGACTACTATCGCATGGCACCAATTCGCCGCCAACCCATAAAGCATCAGCCGTAAAAGTGGTGGTGCGAAGTTGCCCAAAGAATTCAGCGTCAAGCTTGAGATCAAATTTGCCTTCAAGTCTGTCGCCTGCCAAGGTGACGTATGTTGCATTGTCGAACGATGGCGCGACCGTGTGGTAAATCCGGTGGTTACCATCCGCCGATAGCAGGACATCGTTGCTAATGACTGACTGCGTGTTGCCACCATCAATCGATAGCAAAACGGACGGCTTTAGCGGATCGCCTAATGTGCGTAGGTCAAGAGATCCAACACTGCCGCAATCAGTTGTCATCGCCGTTCCTTCCCCGCTTCATCTGATTGCCGCACATTCGCCATTTGATAGTTGGTCCCAAAGTGCCTGTTGCCATCATCAATCAACCGCTGAATCAGTGCGAAATACGGCGTGTAATCAGCGAACGGTTGCGCATAATGCGGATCGTCTTCGTTGGCAAGCACAAGCCTGCCAGCAATGTCAACAAACGTTGAATGATTCGTCATCGCCTATCCTTCCCCGCTTCCACCGTAGCCCGCCTGATCTGCCCCGACAGATCGCCAATCAGAATTCGGTCGCCTTTCGCCTTGGCGGCACGTAGCGCATCCCACAGCGATTGCGTTGCCGGGATTGGCTTGATTGCGCCAAGGCGCTTGTAGTCAATCACGATAGCGCTACCATGTCTTCAATGGTGAAGTAAGCCTGCGCCCGTGCGATTAGCCCATTGCCTAGCGTGCTGTTGTATGTAGCGGCAATCGTAATCACGCGCTGCTTACCATTGTCACCGATGGCTAGGTCATTGCCGGTCAGCAGAAACGACACGCTAGAGGCAGGCGTAACGCTGACCGCTGACCGGTTGTTGATGACGTTGCCTAGCCGGTCGGTCAGTGTCCAGGTGATCGCTGTTGGCGTAACGGCTGTGTCTGATTCGTCGGTGAAGCTTGATACGGTTACCTTTGCCGTCGCTTTTTCAGCCGGCATCACAGTGATGGTTGTTGTCATTACGGACAGTCCTCAATTTCGATTGACAGGCTAGGCAACGACATAGCAGTAATCATGCTTGGCAAACTCATCGCAGACGCCATTGACGGCAGTGACATAGTTGTGGTCAAACTTGGGATACCGATTGCCGCCGACATTAACGGTAGCGACATGGTGATAGCACCGATACACAATTTGCCGCGCACCAACAGACTTGGCGGATAATAGCCAAACGTGAAAACCAGCGCAGCTTTATTCAGCCATCCACGGTGCGCAATGCGCTTGACTCGATTCATTATGCGACCGTCCGTTCGGTATCGGTTAGCGTGTGTGTGAAGCGCACCGTGCTGTTGTCTGGGGCGTAGTAGACAACTTCGGTCGGATCGTCAGCATCGTCCGCCACCGACTTGCCACGAATACCTGCATAAATCGCTTTCATCACCGCATCTAGGCTGTGTCCAGTTTCAACGGCATACGCCATGATAGCCGTTACGATTGCCGCCGTGCCTGGTAGCGCTGCGATAGCAGTCGTGATAGCAGTCTGTGCATCACTGACATTGGTAGCCGTAGCCAGCCCGCTTTGAATCTCTGTCACAGCATCGCTTGCAACCGCCGCTGCTGTCACCGCATTGTTGGCGAGTGTCACGCCTGCCGCGACTGAAGCCACCGAACCAACCACGTTGCCGCCAACATTGCCCGTAACGCTGCCAACCGCACCGGTCACGCTCGCAATGGTCACGTCACTAGCAACCTTGGCATCGGTGATTGCATTGTCAGCGAACTTTGCTGTGGTAATCGATCCATCCGCCAACGTCATCGGCTGCACCGGATCAATCGTATATTGCCGATAGTCGGTGCCACTGATACCCCAGATCACAATTGCGCCGTCATCGGAGATATTAACAGGCACAGTCACGAAATAGTCACCAGGCACGTTGGTTCGCTCTACCACGTTCGTGAGCGTGAAGGCAGCCTGCAACGTTTCGTCAAGGTTAAGCAGACGATAGCCGATCAGCAATCCGGTTTTGCTTGCGCCTAGACTTGCGCCCAATGCGACGGTCTGTGCCATTTACTTTGCCTCTGCCAAAATCGGAATAAAGACATGTGTTGGCGACTGGAAATCTTCAATCGGACAAAGCACATTTGTCACCCTGCCTTGCGCTACAACGGTCAAGGTTAAGCCCCGCTCTTTTAGCCACACCGCAAGATCCTTGGTGTGCTGCTCGGTCGTCTTTGGCGTTTCGGTTGGCACAGAAACATTTTCAGCGCTCGTAATGATTTCGCTCATATTGCCTTTCGTCCGTACTTCTTTCACTGTTGGGCCAGCGTGTCTTATCAAATGCGTTGGCTCATCTGTAAACATGTGATCATACCCACACTCATTGTCATCGCACCGCGCAATGTAATTACCGGCCAAAAGATCAACGTGCGCTTTACCCCCACAATCCGGACAAACATAGTTACTCACTGCCCCGCCCCTTGCAACATCTGCGCCGCACCTAACGTGGTTGCCTTGGTCGTCTGCAACGTGGCAATCGCATCGTCCAGCATGTCAAGGTAGGCGGGCACGTCAATATCTTCTGCCGGAATAGCAAAAATCTCGTCTTGCCCGTCGCCATTGCTAACAGGTTGACGACATGCATGGTGCCGTTGATTGCCTGCATACACGCTTGCATGGTTTGGACGAACGTCAGCACGGTCGAAATCGTGTTGGTGTGGTAGGTCGCCATGCCTTCAAGGTCACCACCAGGGGCAAGCAACGCCGTCAATTCGTCGTACAGTTCTAGCGCCCTGTGATTATTCGGATGCACGCCGTTTTCCATGACGTGCTTTGGTCCGTTGCGTGCATTAATGTACTGCACAAATAGACGTTCGTCGGGTAAGGATGAAATTTCGATTGTCATGCCCCCTCGTTTCTGCTGCTGCAATGTTGGCTACGAATAAATTGATTACGCGATTAGTCCAAAGGCACGCCCCGCGGCGTAAATTGCATTTAACATCGCCTGTTCGGTTGCGCCATATGTGCCGCCTGCCGTTGCACTAGCCCCACTGCCGGTGACACCCGTTGCAACGATTTCGGTCGTCGTGCTGCGTCGGAACGTCAAGCGCCCGCCGGTTGGGAACCACACATCCCCGCTGTTGGGGGCGCTTGGTACTTGGGACGCCTCGCGAATACGCAGCGAGGCGCGGGCGGTTGTGCTGGCGGTGATGTCAACGAATGCAGATGGCGTAATGTCACCAAACGCTGTGCCACCGGACAATTTAAAAATAACATTTCCACTCAATGCAGCGCTATTGTTACCAGTAAAATAGATGTTGCCCGCGGTGACTGTGTTTTGGAAAAAAATATCATTCCCGCTTGGCAGGAGTCGAAATGTCGCCGTTTGTCCCGTGCTGATTACCAGAGCATTGTTGCCACTGAGTTTTACATAATTGCTTGTATTGGCGGAATATATTGTTAACAATCCGTATCCATCAACACCGCGCCCAATGTCAACCATCGGTAGGTCATCGACGCGCATGGCGCGGAATAGCGGTTCCGATTGATTTGCCGAGTCTTTGACCTGTATCCCGATCAGCGTGCTAGCAGCGGTTGATACATCCAAATTTGCAGCATTAGGAGTTTTACGGATGCCTAGCCGACTGTTGGTCGTGTCCACCGTCACGACCGCCGTCCCCGCCGCGTTCATCAACTGTAGCGCCGTGGTCGAATCACTCGCCGGTCTCATGCTCGGCGCAGTCAGCCCGCCCGCCACCGTCAACCTATCCGTCGCCTTGGCATACGTAAGCCCCGCATCGCCACCATAAGCACCTGCGTCGTTAAAGATCACCTGTGTTGTGCTGCCCGCCACCCCGCCACCACTAATGCCGGTAAGCTGCGACCCATCCACCGCGGGAAGTTTAGCACTGCCATCCAACTGCACAACGTTGTTGGCGCTGGTGCCAACGTTCAGGACAGCCGCCGTGCCTAGACCCAGCGTGCCCCGCGCAGTTGCCGCATCCGCATCGTCAATCAGCGTCAGCCCAAACGCCGACACAGCCGAGGCTAGCAGATACGTACGCGGCTCAAACGCTTGCGTGATGCTGTTCCACGCCCACACTTTGCCGTTGTCGGTGCTACCGGACGCAGGCGCGGGAAAGTCGGTGAAGTCACCCCCACCGACACGACGTATTTGAAGTTCGCCCCAACCTTTGCCCGCCACCTATTGCCACCCTCGCCCGTTAGCCCACTGATCAACCACCCACGTCACGAAGCGCACCACGCCATAGATGCACAGCCCCGTGCCGAGGATTGCGCAGATGATGGTGGTTACCATTGCGGTTTGCATAGTTACTTCACCGACAGCGGCTTGTTCGTCACGGCACGCAACACAATGTTGCCGATTGGTAGAATCGCCGCCATGATCTTTGCCACAAGGTCGGCAGTGTCAGCGTCCAATACATGCGAGTTGTATCCGAAATAACCGGCAACCAAAACCGCCACGGCTAACACGTTAAAGATGATCGTCTTTGACTGTAGTACTGGTTTCGTATCCATGATCTGATTCTCCTATTTCACTTACTACGTAACACTAATCGTTCGGCCTGCCGGTAATCAATGGCGAGTTTTGCTTCTTCAAACGCCTGCGCTACCGACATGCCAGCCGCATATAACTGGTAAAATTGCTGTGCGAATTCGACCGCCGCCTTGTCGTCAATCTCACCTTGCACAGCCACCACACTTTGCACGCCAGCCCGCCGCATCGCGTCGGCAATACTCATGTCCGAAAAGCACGCTAGGATGATAGCGACTCTTACACCTTCGCTTGACAGTACTCGCTGCCACCACCCTGCGCTAAGCCCTTCCTCGTCAATGAAAATCTTCTGTGCATCGCCATGCGCCCCGATCTCAATGATCGTTATGTTGCCTTGGCGCAATTCGTGGATAATGTTTGCCTTTGTTGCTGCCGGTCCGAACAGCGCTCGGTACTCAATGCCGGAATCATAGATGGCATCACGTTCGCCGACCGTGTTTAGGTTGTCGCCTGACCAGATGCCAAGCACCGTAATTTTTTTATTCTCGGTACTCCCAGCCTGTTGTTTCTGAAGCGTTGCGATGATTTCTTGTAGGTTCGCTTCTTTTTTTTCAAGCTGATCTATGCGTCGATATGCCTCTAGTAACTCCTTGCGTAACCGATCAACCTCCAGCAACAAGGAACTGTAGTCAGGCGCGTCGCTGCGTTTTAGCGGCATAACGCGTATAACCACCATAGTCATCGTGACTGACAACACGACCGTTAAAACAACCTCTAATACAGTCATTACAAAAAACTTTCATCACGCTACCTGCTGCTGTGTGTCTGCGGTGTACCTAAAGACTAAAAAACTCTTTGCCAATCTCGCACGTGTAATCAGGCTCAAACTGTACCACTTGGATGCGTGCCACACCGTTGCGAATCGTGAACAGTGTAATGCCCTGGACCCAATCCGGGTCCGTCATGTACTCAGGCGAAAGCGAGCAAAGGCACGGGTTTTCCTGTCCAACCGTATAGCCGTCGCCAACTCTTGTCACAAACTTGCCGGCCCGATGCACATGGCCCGTAATAGTGTCGATTGAGTATCGGCGCAATTCTTGTTCGGATCCAGCCGTATACCCTGCCCACTTTGCTACCCGTGTGCCGTGGCTGACTTCTAGCACGTTGCCTAAGCGCACCCGCAATTCGGCGTATTCAATCCCGTATTGGGTTAGCTGCAACAGTTCCGGTAGTTCTAACGACCGTAGGCCAAATAGATCAGGATTCGCCCACAACTTGCGGCGTAAGCGGTCTTCGTGATTCCCTGGCACCTTGATCTTGCGACACTTACCTAATGCTGCGTTGATCGGCGCTACGCACTCAATGTGCCAGATATCAATTTCGTCTTGTGTGCGCCAGGTGCGTGCTGGGTTTTT